TGACATTTTTATAAAATCATTGGTATTTTGTAGATGTATTATAACACTTAGTGAATATAATAAGAATGAGATTATTAAATTATTAAATAAAATGAATTTAGTTATTCCAGTTGAAGTAGTTTATCATCCCATTAATTTATCAGATAATTTAATCAAATTTAATAAAATACGTTTTATAACAAATCCAAATAAATCAATAATAAATATAGGAGCATGGTTAAGAAATCCATATACTATTTACACTCTTTATTTACCAAATTTATCTGTAAAAAAATTTAAACTCAAAGGCAAATATATGTCAGAATATTTTATGCCAACCAATTATAATATTATTAGTTTAACTAGTGATATTTTTAATAATAATAATTTAAATGATGATTTATTTGAAACAGAAATATCTGATATCTCTAATTTAACTTCATATGAATCAATTCCCACTAACAATTTATTTAATAAACTTTTTAATAAATTATCATATTTAACTTTACAAAATTCATCATCAGATATTGTATCTAATGTAGCATCTAGAAATATAATTTATTCTAGATCAAATACAAATATTAATTACTATATATTATATTTATTTGAATACATTAAATCAATTAGTAATACAATTTTAAATAAATCAAGATCACTATCTAATACACCTAATTTAATACATGAATATGATTTAAGAAATATTCTGATAAGAAATGATTTAGGAACTGGTGAATTAGATTATAAAGATGATACAGAATATATAAAATTATTTAATAATAACATAATATTTGGACATTATATTGATTGTTCAGCTTCTAATACAATATTGGAATGTATTATGTGTAATACTCCAATAATAGTAAATAATCATCCAGCGATAATGGAATATTTAGGTAAAGATTATCCATTATATTATTCAAATCCAATTTATGATTCTGATTATAAATTTATATTAGATTTTACTTTTAATGATATTAATAATGCAAATCACTATTTATCAAGATTGGATAAAACAAAATTTTTACCAGAAACATTCAATAAAAAAATGTCTGAAATTTTTTCAAAATATTCCAAAAAATCAAAAAATAAATTTAATTATAAATCTTTTAATATTTGTGCATGTTTTTCAAAAAATAAATCATAAATCTGTAATCATTTTTATAAAATTATATCTAATATCATATGGTTTATTATTTTGTTTTTTCATAATAATATCATTTATTTTCTCTATTAAACCATATCTGAATGGCGTATCAATATCATCTAATATATTTAATTCAATCTGATCAATAATATTATTTATGATATTATTTACTATCGAATCAGGAATAGTTGAATTTATATTTATTAAATTAATTAATTCAACAAAACCAATATATATTTCTGTAATAATAAACCATAATGTATTCCTCTTGTCTATTGGATTTGTTGGATTTATTGGATTTGTTGGATTTGTTGGATTTGTTGGATTTGTTAAATCAATTGATTCAAATATCTGATCTAATAAATTTATATTAAAATTTAATTTATCAAACTTAATATTATCTGATTTATTTAATAATTTAATTAGTTCATCTGGATTTTTATTAAATTTAATATTATGTGTGCTATTAAATTCAACTGTCTTGTTAGTCAAAGGATATGAGATAAATTGTCTTTTAAACATATAGCATATTATGTGTGCATGAAATCTCATACAAAAATGTTTTTCAGATCGTAATATCCATTTAATAGTATCAATAGGATCTGTTGGAATAATTATTTCATATTGTGTAGATGATATATTTGATTTGGTAATAATTTGGTTAATAAGATTTTGATCAACTTTTTTATCAAATACAACAAAACGTATTTTATATATGGGATTGATATTTTGTATAAAGTTTATTATATTCATTTTATCAGCAATAGTTATTTTGTCAATCATATAAAATCCAATTGTATTTGGTTCTATTACAATGGAATCGGCTATTTCTTTAATATTAATAATATTATTAAGACCGAATATGATGTCATTATCAAAAAAATAATTTTGATTATTAACAATTTGTAAATTATTTCGAAATATACATTTATCAAAAAAATTCAAATATTTAACAGGAAGATTAACAGAATAACCAATAGATGCACCATAAATTGGTATATTGTATAAATTATGATGTATAATATATTCAAATAATGGTATCATAAAATAATCATTAATAATTTCACCACCACCTAAAAATATTAATTTTACCTTATCTAGCTGTTTATAATTTAGTGTTAGTTCTGATGGATTTAGTTTAATATATGATATTTGTTTCTTATCAAAATATTTTGAGAAAAATAAATCAAATAATTCATCTCCAAAATTACTTTGATTATAATATCCATATAATAAAATTGTCATATTATACTATTTAATTAGATGTTTTTGATTAGACATCTATTCTAATCTAATTGTACTAAATATATTTTATCCCAATTTTTACCAGTTATATAAAAATCATTATCAGTTTTAGGTATATGAACAATACCATTTAATACATTTTCATTTGGATCTGCTTTAGGTTCAGAGTTAAATAATTCAGACATATCCCATTTTTTGATTATTTGTGTATTATCAATATCTATCATAGTTATTAGATTAGTTTGAAATATATTAGCATATAGATAATTATCAACATATGTAAGGGCATTAATTTTATCAATATCTAATTTAATAATTTTTATAATATCATAATTAACAGGATTTATCCAATATATTCGATTAGAACCATCAGATATAATAAAATATTTACCATCAGTTGTTAAGCCCCAACATTCATCCAAAATAAATTTCTTATTATATATTAAATTAAAATTTAGATCAAATGCGAATATTTCAGATTTTTGCCAAGTAACACAGTATAAGATGTTATTTAAAATACATATACCCTCGGCAAAAACATCAGATGGTAATCCTCTTCTAACGATAGTATTTAAATTAACATATTTTTGAATAAAAGACTTAGAATAAAGACCAGAAGATTCGTATAGGATACCATCATGTAATACAAGTCCTTGACAGAATGTATCAGGAGTATGATTTAGAGTATTTTTTAAGATATATTTGGATATGATATATTTGGACATAATATGTTTTTATATTAAAAGATCATATTATGTTTATAAAAAAATCTAAATTATAAAAATAAATTTAATGAACAACACAATATTATGTATTATTTAATTCAGATAATTTATCATTTAGCAATTTAAATTTTTCGATAAGTGTTATTCTTTTAGATTCTGTAGTTGCCCATTGTCTCTGTCCTTGTTCTACTAATTTTGGATGTCTATCTATTACAAATTTACACCCTCTTTTATCTGATTCTGGTCTAAAATAGCAATATTTTGGTATTTGATCAATGGTAATTTCACAATCATCAGGTAGATTATCTATTTTTTTTCCAGCATTTTTCATAGCTATTATTTTATTTAGATCTAATGGTTTTTTATTTGATTTGATTAGTTTATTTGGTTCAATCGGTTCATCAATATTTGGTTCAATCGGTTCATCAATATTTGGTTCAATCGGTTCATCAATATTTGGTTCAATCGGTTCATCAATATTTGGTTCATTATTAATTGGTTTAATAATATATTCACCATTTGAATCTCTTAAATTTTCATCAATTACATTTTTTGGATAATGCGATAATTTTAAAATATCATTATATTCATTAATAGATTTTTTTCTTTCTTCATCTAATTCATATGTAAAGATAACATTAGCTAATTCTGCATATGTATTTTTTAATTCAAATAATTTATTAATAACCTGTTGTAATTTCGTTTGTAGATTAACTGATTTAGATTTAGTTGATTTCCAAGTATATTTTTTTCCATCTGGACATAATGCAGGAATACCTTTTAATTCAATATAAAAATATTCACCATGTGGTCCAATCGATTTAGAATAATATACATTTTTAGGGACATCGTCTATATTAATGTTTGAGTTTTCTGGTAGTTCGGTTTTTCTTTCTCTTTTACCTTGATTAAAATTTTGAGCAGATTGTGATGATAAATTTCTTAAATTATCTTTACGATTATCAGTACCAACTCTATTAATATGATCAATTGTACATTGTTGTCCCCTACCTTCAAAGGTTAATTTATCCATAACAAGATTGTGTAAATATAATTCTTTTTTTATTTTTTCAACATATTCTGGACTTGAAATATATGACCCATCTGAACGATAATGCCAAGTTCTATTTAAAACTTTATCAGATGATTCGATATCTATAACAAATAATTTAAATTGTGTTTTAAATGGTATACAACACACAACATATTGTTTGGAATTATATTTAATGATCTCGTGATTTATTTCTTTAGTTGTTTTTGTTTCAGTAATTTTTTTAATATATTTAACTTTAACTATTTTTTTTTTATTGACAAATTTATCTAATGAATTAACATAATCAATTTCTGCTTCCGAAGTGGTATTTATATTTTCGGACATTGTCTTAGTCGATTGTTTCGATTTAGACACTTTTGCTTTTGAAGTAATTGTAAGTTTAATAGGGGCAAAATGTTGGGCAATTTCAGTCTGTGATTTGCTTACAGTAAGATTAGAGTTCATTTTGTTATTATATAATTAATATAATAACATAAATCTTTAAATAACTTTTAAATATCAATTTTTTGGTATATTCTTAATTGCTATAAGCTAAGCCTCCCATGCCCGACATAATACGCAATACGTTGTAATTTGTAGCATAAATGCAAATGTTTGAATCTTCAGCAAGGTAGGTTCCTTTGAAGTCAGAGCCATAACTATTGCCACCGAAGACTAAGTTTAAGGTGGCATTATCGATACGGGACATGTTGCAAGTGCCAGATGGTTGATGTTCTTCGGGATTGAGAGCAAATGAATACATGTTGCAACCATCAGCGGGGGTATTTGAGTGATGTTGGTAAGGTTGAACATAGTTAAAGTAGTTGCCATCACGTTCAGAGAAACGATCGTGACCGTTTAATTGGAGTAAAACTTTGGAAACTGGGTTA